AATGACAGTAACATCTTACAGGCGCAGAGTTATGTGGGTTCGGAAGTTGCCACTAAACTTCTGTCAATGACCAATGCATTGCGTGGAGTTCTGAACTCAACAACGGATATCGATCAATTTATGAGTGACAAGAAAACAGCAATTGATTCCGAAGTTACCAAAGTGGCCGGTATGCCTGCTGCGCTGGAAACTGCCTTGAATAACTTTAATGCATCAATTATTCAAACTCTTGAAGAATTAACTAAATCAATCTCTACAGTGGATGCAGATGGAATATCAGTCTCGGCTGGTGGATTTACACAGGCCCTGCAAATAATTGGTGAAAACTTGGATGGTGTCGGCCTGTTTGAAGGACTCAAGGACACATGGGGTGATATGAATACAGAATTGCAGGCCACCGTTGTGGGACTTGTTTCATTTCAAGCTATGATATCCGCCGTTAGTCTAGGAGTGGCTGGCATTGCCTTGTGGAAAAGTATTGCCAATCTGATACCCCCTATTGTGCCACCAGGTGGCCGTCCACCACCACTGCCGCCAGGTGGAGGTCCGCCGCCACTGCCGCCACCATCACCTGGCGGCCGCCCACCACTACCACCACTGCCACCAGGCGGAGGTCCGCCCCCGATCCCCCCAGGTGGCGGACCTTCGCCAGCCGGAAGGTTTGGAAAGATTGGAAACCTATTGGGCAAAGCGGCATTGCCGATCAGTTTGGCTTTGGCGGCGGGATCCGGTATGATGGATGACGATTATGATGAGTATAGTTACATCGCCCGTGCTGGACTCGGAATCATGGAGTCAGCTGTATCGACTTTGGATATGTTAGTGTCAATATCAGACCCAAATCGCCTAGCAATGAACTTTGCCGATGCCATAATGGGCACAACTCACGCAGATGAATTACTGTCAGCCCCTATTAACATGCAGGCTATGTTTAAAAACTTGGTTGCAGGTACTAATTATGATACCGGAATGGGCCCCATGCTTAATCCTATTTTTAGAGATAGTATGAGTTCAAAGATTCCGCCAACCATAGAAGAAATGAAATCAAACCCAACAAGCACACTGTCACCAGTTCCCGCACCACTCATACAGGGTAACGGAAATTCACAAAAACTGTCACCGGAAACAGCAGACATGATGAAAACTTTTCTGCAGATGGAAGCACATCTGCGTAAAATATCCAGAACAGTGGCTGAACAGGACTGATAACTAACAGTATATTAGATAAAATACAAGGATAACCCCACATGGGATGGAAGAAACATTTCAAGGTTTACCAACCAGGTGAGAACTCACAATCAGGCTCACCTCTGGGAAACAACAGTTCAACGAGTAAATTTCAGAGTTGGCTACCAGAAGTATATACTGGGATGCCCAATCGAGTTGAACGATATATGCAATATGATCAAATGGACATGGACAGCGAAATCAACATGGCGCTGGATACTATTGCTGAATTCTCTACTCAGATTGATGAAGAAACAGCATCACCGTTCAAAGTGGTATTCAAAGACGATCCCACTGACTCAGAGTCTCAGGTTATACAACAGACACTGAGACAATGGTGTAATATCAACGAGTGGGATCGTCGTATTTTCAAGACATTCAGGAACGTAGTGAAATATGGTGACCAACCATTTATTAGAGATCCTGACACTTGGGAATTGATGTATGTGAATCCTCAGGATGTTACAGGAGCAGTAATCAATGAAAGCGAAGGCAAGGACATTGTACAGTATGTCATTAGAAACGTTGACTTGAATATTGGTAACAAGACCGCTACTACACCAATTGGAATTGATAGAACCACAGGTGGATTTCAAGGTGGCCAATTTTCCACACCCACTAATCGAACTGTCAACACTCAATACGGTGGTCATTTGAATGCAACCCCCAATCAAGAACTTTCAATTGATGCCAAGGATGTGGTACATATTGCCTTGACTGAAGGAATGGATGCAAATTGGCCATTTGGCAACAGTATATTGGACCCATTGTTCAAAACATACAAGCAAAAAGAATTACTGGAAGATGCCATCATCATTTATCGAGTACAGCGAGCACCAGAACGCAGAGTGTTCTATATTGACGTTGGCGAAATGCCACCACATAAAGCCGGGGCATTCCTTGAAAAAATAAAAATGGAAGTTCATCAAAAAAGAATACCAAACAAGTCAGGTGGAGGATCCAACGTACTGGATGCTCAATATAACCCCATGTGTCTTGCATTGGATACTACCGTGCCACTTCTTGACGGCAGAACCCTGTCGCTGACTGAATTGATAGCGGAATATAAATCTGGTATTGAAAACTGGACATTCAGTTGTGATCCAATTACTGGAAAAATTCTGCCAGGAAACATTACCTGGGCTGGTATAACTCGTCCCAATACTCAAGTGATCAAACTCATATTGAACGATGGTTCCTCAATGACAGTGACTCCTGATCACAAGATACCAGTCTTGGGCAAAGGATTTGTTGAAGCACAAGACCTCACACCGGATGATTCATTGATCAGCTACAATACTCGAAAGCAAGGATTGTCTTCCAGTTCAAGTGATAGAACATACACGCAGATATATGATCATGAATCAAATGAATGGATTTATGCACATAGAATGGTGGGTGATTTCTTTAGAAAAATTGGAAAACATCAAGAATTCACATATCTTCCTGAAAATGTAGGAGCACATAAATCCATTGTCCATCATAAGGATTACGATCGGTATAATAACGATCCTAGAAATCTACAATGGATGAACAAAACTGATCACATCAAGTATCATCAGGAACAGAATATGTGGCAGCATATCACTACCGAGGAAGCAGACAGAATCAAAGCCAAAATATCCAAAACAGTCAAGGCACACTGGGCTTCAGGAGTCTACTCAGTGGAAGCATCCATAGACAAGGCCAGAGCCAAGTTTCATGATCTATTGAAAAATGATATGGTGTTCAGGGCAAAATATTCCAATACAAGGTCTGTTCAGCGCAAAAAGTTCATGGAGGACAATCCTGACTTCTTGAAAAAAGTTCTATTGCCTAACATCAGTCGTACGTGGGCAGAGACCATACCCAACCAGAAAAAGACATATACGTTTGATCAACTTCAGGCAATATATGATTTAGCTGAGATGAATGATTTCAAATTGAAATTCATGCTGCGAGATGTAGATAATCATGCAGTATTGCTGTCTAGAATACAGGAACACAATAAACCAGAGGCGGGAAAGAACTTTAGAATTAATATGGACACTGTAACTCAACAAGTGATATACAATACCATACGTCACTTTGGGTATGAAAATTGGATGGATTTCAAACGCAAGAAGTTGGAATTCAACCATAGAGTAGTGTCAATTGAGTGGTTGGATCAACCACAGGATACAGGCACGTTGACCATTGATGGAAAAGAAAGATGGCACGATCATCACACGTTCCCAATCAATGACAGTATCTTTGTAAAGAACTCGATGTTGGAAGATTATTTCTTTGCACAAAATTCGGATGGGAGAGGATCCAAAGTTGAAACTCTGCCTGGAGGTGATGGTCTTGGTGAAATCGGTGACCTTACATTCTTCACTGACAAACTGATGCGCGCCTTGAGAATACCATCCAGTTACATGCCCATGACGCAAGGCGATGCAGGGGCATCATACTCAGATGGTAGAGTGGGGTCAGCATTCATTCAAGAATTCAGATTCAACGTATATTGCCAGAGACTGCAAAATTCCATGCAGCCCACATTCGATAGAGAATTCAAACTGTTCATGAAGAACAAAGGACTCACAATTGATGCTAGTTCCTTTGATATACGATTTACAGAACCACAAAGCTTCAGTGACTATAGACAGATTGAATTGGACGGATCACGCGCCAGCCTATTCAATCAAATGGAAGGTTCTGCATATTTGAGCAAGAGATTCATACTACAAAAATATCTTGGCCTGTCCAAAGAAGAAATTCTTGAAAATGAAAGAATGTATCTTGAAGAGAATCCACTGTCGACAGATGGCACCGGATCAACTTCTGATCAAGACATTGGACTGTCAGATGTTGGTATCAAATCAGGAGACTTTGATATGGGAGATGACGACTTTGATATGGGGGAAATGGAAGACGGCACTGACAACATGTCAGCTGATGTCTCCCCATTGGGCGGAGTTGATGCAGGTAATACAGGAGACGAAGAGATATGAGAAATATTGTAACAGAGATGTATGATGTCCAAGACGACAATTTCAATCGACAAACACTTAAACGTTCAAGAAAAATCAAGTTGACACTACGTCATTTGAATAAATTGAGGAAAAAACGTGAATTGGACAAACTGGAAACCGAGCTCAGAAAAGATAGATTGAGTAAAATTTATGGAAGTTCTGATCAAGGTGACGAATCACCCATGTTTTAATCAAAGAAAACATGATTTTTATACGTTTTGTATGCGTAATTACCTTAAACTATAAATAAACGCATACAAACAGCATTACTGTCATTTGAAATGATAGTCAATAGTTAATAGGAGACAAAACCAATGAGTAGAGTAAAACTGGAAAAACTACTTGAGTATGTAGTTAACGGTGACAAAACCAAAGCATCTGATCTAATCCATGATGTCTTTGTTGAAAAAGCCCGCGCTATCTATGCCAAGAAGTTAAATGAAGATTATGCATTTGATGAAGACGAAGACGACATTGATATGTCCGATGACTTCACTGATGGGTCTGAATATGACCTTGATGAAATGGATTCAGAACTTGACATGGAAGAAATGTCAGAGTCAGACGATGATGATATGTCAGATGATATGTCAGATGATAGTCACATGATGGACGATGATGAAATGATGGACACTGACACAATGGACAGTGACCTGATGCCAGACGATGCAATGGCAGACCCAGCTGATGCAATCATGAACGTTGAGGATGCAATTGCTGAACTTCGCGCTGTATTCGACGAAATGATGGGCGAGACAGACGACGATGAGACAGACGACATGTCAGACGATTTCGACGACAGCGAGTATGACTATGATGCTTCTGACGATGATATGGATTCTGATGAAGAGTTTGAATTTGGTGCCGATGAAATGGACGACGAAGATCCAATGGCAGAAAGCATTGTACTTGCAAAAGTTGCTACGCCTTCAAACACTTCTGATCGTGTTTCTTCCACTGTAAAACCAATCAAAGGCGATGCACAGCGTAAAGCACCAAGCTATCCGCGTTCCGAAGAAAAAGGTTCCAGTACTCCAACTGTAAAGAACATGAGCACTCGTAAACCACAAGACCATGCAACAAAACTACAGACTGCTAAACCAGCCAAATCCAAAGATGCGGCAAACGGTAAAAGCTTAATGTAATGTTGAAACCGCTTAGAGAAATATTAGACCCAAATAGGGCAGAAATTATCACTGAGGCCGTTGATGACGGCCACGGTGGCAAGGACCTATATATGAAGGGTATTTTTATTCAAGGCGGGGTCCGAAACCAAAACCAACGTGTCTATCCAGTAAATGAAATTTCAAACGCAGTTCAGAGTCTTCAAGAAAAGATAAAGAAGGGGTTTTCGATTCTAGGAGAATTGGATCACCCAACTGATTTGAACATCAACTTGGACAGAGTCAGCCATGTGATCACAGAAATCACAATGAACGGCAACGATGGCATTGGTAAATTGAAATTGTTACCTACTCCAATGGGTAACGTATGCAAGACATTGCTAGGAAGCAATGTGAAGCTTGGTGTTAGTTCTAGAGGCAGTGGTGACGTGGACGGAGATGGGGATGTCAGTAATTTTGAAATCATCACTGTGGACATTGTTGCAAATCCTTCTGCTCCGGATGCTTATCCAACCCCAATCTACGAACACCTCTTGAATCACAAAAGAGGATCGGTGATGTGGGACTTGGCAGAATCAGTCCGCCATGACACCAGGGCACAAAAGTACCTGACCCAAGAGGTCACACGGTTCATTAAAGACCTAAGGAGAACGTAAATGACTCAAAATATTGAAAAATTACTGAGTTCTGAAGTACTCTCTGACGAAGCAAAAACTGCAATTGCTGAAGCATGGGAGCAAACAATGAGCGAAGCACGTGAGGATATCACAGCCGAACTTAGAGAAGAGTTTGCATCCCGTTATGAAAACGACAAAGCCCAAATTGTGGAAGCAATGGATGCTATGTTGAACGATGCAATTAAGACAGAACTAGATGAATTTGCAGGCGATAAGCGCAAGCTTCGCGAAGATCGGATTGCTTATAAAAAAGCTATTCGTGAGCACACTGCAAAATTGGATAAGTTCATTACGTCTGCACTTGGTAAAGAAGTTGCTGAACTCAGAGAAGACAGAAACAAACAAACAAAAAACTTCACAAAGCTGGAAGAATTTGTAATTCACAAGCTGACCGAAGAAATCAACGAATTCCACATTGATAAAAAAGCACTTGTGGAGCAACGAGTACGACTAACCAAAGAGGGCAAAAAAGCCATTCTGGAAGCAAAACGTAACTTTATTAAGAAATCAGCCGTTAAGGTTGAAAAAATACTGGAGAGCACAATTAATCGTGAACTCACAGTTCTTAAGGAAGATATTCGTATTGCAAAAGAGAATAACTTTGGACGTAAAATATACGAAACCTTTGCAACTGAATTCATGACAAGCGCATTGAACGAAGGAACAGAAGTTTCAAAACTTAACAGAAAGCTTAAAGAAGCACAGGCCAAAACTGTTGAGAATGCAACGATCATTGCCACTAAAGACAAAGCAATCATGGAGTCCAAAAGACTCTTGCGTATTGCAGAAGACCGTAGTGTCAGGAAAGAAAAACTTTCCGAAATGCTACAACCATTGGGCAAAGATCATCGGGCAGTAATGAGTTCTCTTTTGGAGTCCGTGGCAACGGGCAAACTGGAAACAGCGTTTGAGAAATATCTTCCAACAGTCTTGACTGAAGGCAGTAAAGTTACAACCCGCGAGAAGGCAAAGCTAACCGAAGGCGCGCGAGTGTTGACGGGTAATAAGGCTTCGAGAACAGAGTCAGAGACTGATGGTTCAGCCGATATAATTAGAATTAGAAAATTAGCTGGAATTTAAGCTAAGGAGAGAAAACATGTCAGACAAACTATTTGAACATTGGTCAGCAACCCGCGAAGCACTCACGGACGGCCTGACTGGTAACCGCAAGAAAGTCATGGAGACTGTTCTTGAGAACACCCGGAGAAGCCTTACAGAATCAGCATCAACTGGTTCCACTATGGCCGGCAACATTGCGACACTTAACAAGGTAATTCTTCCTGTTATCCGTCGTGTTATGCCAACTGTTATTGCCAACGAACTAATTGGTGTACAGCCAATGACTGGTCCCGTTGGTCAGATTCATACACTTCGTGTACGTTATGCTGAATCTGCTGCTGGTGCCGTTGCAGGCGAAGAGGCTCTAAGCCCATTCAAGATTGCAAATGGCTACTCAGGTAACGCTGCGACTGCTCGTGCAGATGCCACAAGCGCCTTTGAAGGTGTTCCAGGCCGTAAGCTAAACATCCAAGTCATGAGACAGACTGTAGAAGCTAAAACTCGTAAACTCAGCGCACGCTGGACTTTCGAAGCTGCTCAGGATGCTCAAGCAATGCATGGTCTTGATGTTGAAGCAGAAATCATGGCTGCACTAGCACAGGAAATTACTACTGAAATCGATCAAGAGATCCTCAGTAGCCTGAGCGCACTTGCTGGCCCCGCTGGTTCTACTTTTGACCAAGCCGCGGTATCCGGTACTGCTACTTTCGTTGGTGATGAGCACGCAGCACTCGCTGTTCTGATCAACAAAGCGGCAAATGATATTGCTGCTCGCACACGTCGTGGCGCAGGTAACTGGCTGGTCGTAAGCCCAACCATCCTAACTGTTCTACAGAGTGCGACCACAAGCGCGTTCGCGCGTACAACTGAAGGCGCATTTGAAGCCCCAACCAACACTAAAATGGTCGGTACGCTGAACAACGTCATGAAGGTGTATGTTAACCAGTATGCAAACAGCGATGATATCCTGGTTGGTTATAAAGGCCCAACGGAAACAGATGCTCCTGCATTCTATTGCCCATATATCCCGCTTATGAGCACAGGCACGGTTCTTGATCCGGACACGTTCGAGCCAACAGTTGGCTTCCTAACACGTTATGGATACCTTGAGCTTTCCAACACTGCATCCAGCTTGGGTAACGCAGCAGACTATCTGAACAAGATTGCTGTAAACGCAGGCAACCTATCTTTCAGTTAATACTGAAAGTTAAACAACTGAAAAAGCGCCCTAGGGCGCTTTTTCCATGACTACTAATTCGAGATATGCTTATAACTATTGATATGGATTGATATGGACAATCAAATATCGTTAAGAAAAATAAAATCAATAGGCAAGACTGAACTTGAATTGACTAGGCAGCTAGATTGGGACAGAATATGGGACTGTGGGAAGTCCAAATGGGAATTAACTTGTCAATATTGAAAAGTAGACATGCCCATTGTTTTAATTTTTTTCAATATAGAAGATGAACACAATACTCCTCTTGCGCCAGCGTGTAATGGTTTGGGCAAGGTGTCAATATTAGTCCAAGTATATCCTGTACTTTCTTGATTTAATGTTGGTATAAACTCATGATCGACAGTAATCACAAACGAATTATAGATGAATTTCTTGTCTCTACTCACATATTGATGTAATGGGTATATTCTTTTAAATTCAGGTAGATTATTTCCTGCTTCTTCTGAAATTTCTCTAATCAGTGTTTGCAGTGCAGATTCCATTCCTTCAGACTTACCTCCCCAAAAACTCCAGGTACCTGGATATGATCCGTCACCGCTTCTCATCTGTAAACAAACTCTATTGGTTGCCAACGATAGAAATATACCCCCAGATGCAGTGATCATAAGTAAAGTCTCCAATACCCAGGAGAATATATACCATCATAGCTTTTCCGCCAGGAGGCACCATCCCATTCCAATTGACTATCAGACTGATTGTCGTATACTGTTTCAATTGACTGATTGTCGCCACTTGAGAAGAACACGCTCCATGTAGTTCCATCGAACAGTATAATGTCATTGGCGAAGGCCGTGATCTGCCACACAGACTGTGACGAAATATTCTGTGTAATAAGATATCTCTGGTTTACAATTGGTGTTACAAAATCACCATCACCGGGATAACTTTCCATTGGATTGATCACATCATCAATTGTACCCAGTGTATTATTTGGTATGGTATCTGGATCCAGCGTCACTAGTAATTTACTGGGATCTTGTTCATTGAATGAAAATGTACCTATGATGTCATTTGAATCATCCTCTACGTCATTGTTTCTTCTGAATCTGATTTGACTGTACCCAGGCTGAAATTCACCATATCCTTCAATTAATGATTGCCAATTCAATTGATCCAATGTATTATTTTGATCAATCATTGTGACAGTATCTCCTTGAAGTTTTGCCTTGAGCTGACCAGGAGTAACAATTATATATGATGTGAATTGACTTTCGAAGGATTCCTTTTCATTAAACAGTGTCAGGTTTTCATCATTCAACATGTCTAATTTATTGATTATGGTGTGGATCATACGCTGTCTTTTAACCTGTACTGGTGGATTTATCAGTACAGGTATTTTAAATTGCAAAGTAGCAACATCAATTACATCATCTGCCCCACTTGGAATACTTCTACCGGACCACTGTAATGATGTCATTTCCATATATGTAAGACTACTCCAATCTATTGGATTGTCATTGGTTCGTAAATTTATATGTGGGTTGAATAATACCAGCAACTGTTCCAGTAATTCAAATTTTTGATTGCTGTTACTGGTCCATACATCAACATTTATGGTTATATTATATGGTACTGGCGCATGTCGTTTGACTTCATACCGTTCTCCAGGCTGGTCAGTGTATTCTCCCAATTCAGCATCATATTCTTTTTCAGTCACATACGCAGACACATTGTGCTTTTGGTGTGTTCTTCTATCCGGGGCCATTTGCATGTCGGTGATATATACGCTAATGAATGGCACTGTATTAATAGTGTTTTCACTATTGTTCTTCATGATATGAGCAACAATCCTAGAAGGATCACCATAATTCACTGGAACAGTTCTCAATAAGGCACTACCATCTTGCCCAAACCCTCGCTGTGATTTAAAGTCTGAAAATATTCTAATGAATTGCACGATGTATTTTCTAATCTGTTTATCGTAAAAATAGTCCATGGGGATTATGTGTCCTTGGTTGTGGGAAGAGCAGGGATGGGGTTGCTTATTGATTCCCGTTCTGCAAAAATTCTAGAATCAACTGATACATCGACAGTACTGTCTTTGATATAAGGACCAGCGTTGAATGTAGTAACTGACCAATCGTTTGTGCTTCCCTCATCTGCTATTTTATTCCAACGAGTTCCCACTCTTTCAAACAGGCGCCTAGGGAGAAAATCGTCTCTTATGAATTTGTCCAATTGATTGGGTTCCATTGGAAAAGAAGAACCATATGGTAGTGTGTTATCAAATGTATTGGTTATTGTGTCGCTGTCTGATATCAAATGATCCTGTGACGGATTAGTATAGGATGGTGCGTTTTTCACAGCGGCATCTCTGACCTTTTCGTTAATCTCCAATGATTTATTGTAAGTGCTCATGGCATTAGCAAGACTGTCGTCGTCTTTTGCATCTCCTAATATATTAGAAAATTCTTGACTGTCAGTAATTGGTCCCATTTTTGCCCGCCAGATATGACTCCACCAAGTCTGTGAAAATCCCTCGCTGCCTCTGTTCCCATCTTGTATGACATAAAACTTGGGTATGGGAGGAGAATTGGCATCCAGTAATGTCTCATCCAATAGGTGTGGTAATTCAAGTACATCGCCTGGCATTAGCTTCCTGCCCAAACATTCGATCATGTCGTTCAAGTGAAATGATATGAATATGGTATCCTGTGTTAAAAATAAACCAAATTGTGTCAGGTCAAAATCGTTGTCATTGACATTGTATATTCCGCGCAATTCATATACAGAATCACTATATTTTCTATCTCGTGTTTCCAATAACGTCAAGTCTTGAATTGAAGTTTCATCCACCCATCCGAACGGATTGTCACTGTCACCGGCTTGATAGTTGGGCAGACTGACGTCATCTACTCCACCAATCGCTGGCCCGATAAATTTATGAACTAATACTCCCGTACCGCCAATCTTAAATTGTTCAAGGATAGATCTATCCATGAAATGATAATCAGCCGTTTTATTTGGTTTCCACATACTCAGTCTTGGCATATCAATAATGTCCCTGTTTCGCATTTTGTTCTATTTACCTGATATATCAGGTAAATATCAGTAACACAAATTGGAGATTGATATGCCAATCAAAAGATATGACAGAGACGCACTGATCAAAGAAATGAAACTCAGACTGGGTTTCGGCATGGTCGATGTTGAATTAGATGACGAGCATTACCAAGTAGCAATCAACGATGCAATGAGTAGATTCAGACAGCGAAGTGACAATTCAGTTGATGAGAGTTTCATATATATGAAATTGGAACCAGAGCGACAAGTCTACACTCTACCTGATGAGATAATTGAAGTCAAACAAATATACAGAAAATCCATGGGTGTCGGTACTGGTGGGCAAGAATTTGAACCATTTGAAGCTCAGTTCTTGAACAATTATATGTTGAACTCAGGCAGGGCCGGTGGACTTGCAGTATATGATGCATTGGCCCAACACAGAGAACTTCTAAGTAGGATGTTCGGTGGTGAGCTAAACTTTACTTGGAATACATCAACAAAGCAACTATACATTCAAAGACGTATGCGTGCAGAAGATGACGTATTCCTTCATGTATTTAATTATAAACCAGATGATGTTTTATTAAATGACACCTATGCATCTCCATGGATTAAAGATTATGCTGTTGCCATGGTAAAACTCAGCCTTGGAGAAGCAAGAAGTAAGTTTAGTGCAATAGCAGGACCTCAGGGAGGCACTACTCTGAACGGAGATGCACTCAAAGCAGAAGCATTTCAGGATTTCGAAAGATTAGAAATGGAAATGCGAAACTTCGTTGCATCCAACTCAGGCTATGGGTTTATCATTGGATGATGAATAGGTTCATGATAAAATTCAATACCAGTGATTTTCAAATAACAGACTTGACAGTAAATCATGAAACTCGGGTTCAGGCTATTATGCATAATGATACAGATATCGAAATACATATACTTGGCCAGATAAAAAAAGCTGTGATGAGTCGTACAAAAGACGATAGTGAATGTTGGCTTGTTTGGGGCGAAAAAGAATTTCATGATATACTGGAATTGACTCCGCAAATAAAGACCCAAATTCGGCAATTTGGTATGACAATATACTGATAAACAACAGCTATAATGACCAAATAGAGCACAACTGGTATATTTCGCTAAATATAGAAAAGCGCATTTGAAGGAGATATAGAATGGCTACAATTTTACAATCACCGGGGGTTGCAGTATCCGTCACTGATGAGAGCGCATACGGCTCACCAGGTACTGGAACTATCCCACTGGTAATTCTTGCCACACGAAGCAACAAGACAGACCCAACTGGAACATACGCAGATAGAATGGCATTTTTCACAAAACCAAGCAATGCTGGACGAGTAGTCACTGTTACTTCTCAACGTGAATTGACTCAATTTTTTGGATCACCCAAATTTAGAACAGGCACTACTTCTGCGATTGAGGGCGACGAGACGCATGAATATGGACTGAATGCTGTTTATTCATACTTAGGACAGGGTTCTCTGGCATATGTAGTACGGGCTGATATAGACCTGGCCAAGCTGGAACCTGTTACTAGTGAGCCATCGGGTCCAGTTACATTTGGTTCGTTCTGGTTGGATTCAGATAGTAGTTCATATGGTGTACACGAATGGAATGGTCTACGCTGGGTCAAGCAGTCTGTGGTCGTTGAGTCTAAAACATCGGACATTGCTCCGACTTCAACATCGGTCAATGGAGATTATGCAGTTGTAGTTGCCAAAACATCCTCTGAAATATTGGTGAAGTATTATATCACAGCAGGCGGTAATTGGACACTATTGAATAACTCATATGCCGACACGGTAACATATAGTGCGCATTATCAGGCTCCTGCAAGCCCAAGCGTTGGTGATATTTGGATCAAAACAACAAACCCAGGCGGCGGCGTGGACTTCTTGCTGTACCGTGCAGATATTGCCGGTGTATTCGAAGATGTCACTGTTCAAGGTGTTACAGATACAGTGGGCAGCGCAGACTTTATTGCACAGGATGGTCTCAGTTTACCTGTCATTACTACTCTTATTAATGGCGATTCTCAATTGAAATTACTTCCGTTGGTCGAAGGTGGATTTGAAATTCAATTCACAGCCGCTGGCGCAGCAACATCAATTGAAGGTGTTTTCCTAGTACAACCAAATGAGCCAATTGGTGTCACTGCCGATGGTGAAATTTGGTTTAATGATGGCAAATTTGATCTCGATATCCTAATACGTGGATCCACTAGTTGGGAACGCGCCGACACTGAAACTGTCTTATACAATGCAGTAAAACCATCATTGCGAGCAGACGCCACGACGCTGGAAGCCGGTGATATTTGGGTTGATCTGTCTGCATCCGATAGAAGCTATCCTGCATTGAGTGCATGGAGCGGCACCGTATGGGTCGCACATGATAACACGGATCAGACCACTGAAACCGGTGTGGTATTTGCTGATATTACTGATGCAACAGGGGCAGGCGCGGTCACACAATTGATCGACAATGCACCAAATCCTCTATTATATCCAGATGGTATGCTGGCAGTGAACATGACACAGAGTTCAAATACTGTGAGACGTTACAGTTCAGCTGATACAGCATGGAGAAATTATGCAGTAAATCATGCCGATGGTTCCGGTTCCTTTGGACGACATGCCCAGCGCAAGGTAATCACAAATGCCATGCAGGCAGCAGTGTCAGGCAATGAACAATTGCGTGAAGAAACACAACGTTTCACTATTCTTGCCGCACCGAACTATCCTGAACTATATGATGAAATGATTTCCGTGAATGCAGACAGAGGAGAAACAGGATTCATATTGGTCGACGCTCCTATGCGGTTGTCTCCTGCCAATGTCCCAGCTTGGATTCAAGGACAGGCCGCGACTGAAAATGGCGAAGATGGTTTGATCAACAAAAACACATACTCTGGTGTATTCTATCCATCAGGTAGAGCAACTACTCCGGCCGGTTTCACAACTACTGTGCCTGCAAGTCATATCATGTTATATCAGATATCATTCAATGACAACATTGCATGGCCTTGGTTTGCGGCGGCCGGTTTAACTCGTGGTATTGTACAGAATGCAGAAGCAGTTGGCTATATTAATTCAGAAGATGAATTTACTTCTGTTAGTCTGAGTCAAGGTCAGCGAGATGTACTATATCAAAACAAGGTAAATCCAATTGTCAATTTCCCAGACGAGGGGCTTGTGGTATTTGGAAATAAGACATTGCACCCTGTTTCCAGCGCATTGGACCGAATCAACGTTGCAAGATTAACTGCATATCTCAGAGAAAGATTCATGGTAATTGGTCGTCCTTTCCTGTTTGAGCAAAACGACAAACCAACTCGTGATCGTGCCAAATCAGTCTATGAAAAATTCCTGTTTGATATTGTTGCCAAACGCGGTATAACAGATTTTGCAGTGGTATGTGACTCAACAAACAACACACCATTGCGAATTGACCGTAATGAACTTTGGTTGGACGTTGCAATTGTGCCAACTAAGAGCATTGAAGCAATCTATATTCCTATTAGATTGGTGGCAA